AGATAGCTGAATTATCAGCCGATGCGGATACTCCAGATGATCAGGCCGCTCTACAGACTTATATCGCTGACAACACTGATGCCCTCACAATCGATCAAGCTGATGCTGACATTTACAATTCTTCGTTAAATTCCATCGAAGGCCACGCTAATAATGCCGCCAGTTTTATCGCGGTAGCAAATAACGAGGACGCTACTGCATATCTAGATCAAGCCGCGATGGATGGGAACACGACGGTCGAGAGTGGCACACTAAGCTACAGCGCAACTACGCAAGCTGTCAGCCTATCTTGGGATGCAAGCAACACGATTGCTAATATCTATGTCAATGGCACAGACCAATTTTCTATCGACCTCTATGTGTCTAACGCAGACATATTATCAGCAGGCGAGTCTACCCAATTTTTCACTAGCTCACCCATCGCATTGGGTTATCGGTGCTTTGTCTACCAAGAGTGTGACGATGAGGGTGACTCATGAGCCTAGCAGAGACAGAACTCAAGATCGGTGGTACAAGTTTCAAAGGAGTATACATAGCCATACTTTTTTCTCTAGCGACAACACTGGGGGGTGGAGTATGGACAGCCAGTTCTTTATATGGACGGTTAGAGGCGCAAGAGTCTAGGTCGATACCGGACATTACCGCTATCGAAGAAAAAATAACCCTGATAGAGCAGGAGCTTACTGCAAATGACGTAAGCCAACTTCAAGGCAAGTTAGCCACATTAGGTACTAACCTTGTGACCATCATGGAGCAACAAGAGAAACTATTGTTGATCGATGAGAATGTCGATGGTTTAGAACTAGAAATTAAATCCATGAAAGCTACTGTCACGCAAGCTGAACTTATCGCCAAATCAATCTCTGGAGTTGACTCAGAAATGAAAGTTATTAAGAGAGAGATTAGTGATCTTTGGAATGGTTTGGATTATATCACCGACAGTAACCCCCTAAAGTAGGAGAGAGATATGTTAGATAAACTGATAGGCCCAGTGGCCGGACTCCTTGACAAGTTCATTGCTGATAAAGATCAAGCCAATGCCCTAGCTCACGAGATAAGCACAATGGCAGAACGCCATGCTCAAGAGTTAGCAAAGGGTCAACTGGCTGTCAATGCTGTAGAGGCGGCACACAAGAGCTTGTTTGTTAGCGGATGGCGACCTGCTATTGGTTGGATTTGCGGATTTGCTCTAATGTATTCTACTATCCTAGCTCCAATCTTAGGAATTTGGTTTGCTGTACCCTCTGTAGATAGTTCGCTTCTTACAAGTGTACTGATGGGTATGTTAGGACTAGGTGCAATGAGAACTGTAGAAAAAACAAAATCAGTAGCGAGGGACAATTAATGAGCAAAGGATCATCCGTAAGACCCACCAATAAATCGTCATACGATACAAGTTATGACCGAATCTTTAAGAAAAAAACCCCAACAAAAAGTAAACAAAAAGCAGTAAAAAAGTAGTCCGTATGATTATGTGTCCACCCATAACAAAAAATACTTGTAAAGGTGAAATCACTTCTATATCCTTTGCGCTATCGAAGTCACACAATCGTGTAACTCATTGATTTCATTGCCCGGGTGGCGAAATTGGTAGACGCAACGGACTTAAAATCCAAAAGTCTAGTGAAATCAAAGGGTTAGAGGGACGCAACGGATATATTTCGCGTCTTATACCTCAAAACGAACACTGTGTGACTTCTTAAACCAAAAGTTTAAGGGGAAACATAATGTCACATCCAGACACAATACCACCGATTTTAGACTTCACTATCAAAGAGGCCAAAAGGATTTGGGACGAGCCTCGTCACTTGACTGATTCCGTAGCGAAGATCACAAAGTTTGCATCCTTTGTTGACTACGGTACTCGCCCAATCTCTGAATATCGACCTTCAAATGTTTACGACTACTTGGAACATAGGAAGGATACCTACGATAACTCTGATGCAACTCTGAATCGCTATGTTGCGGCTTTATCGAAAGTATTTAAACATTACGATGATGAATACTCTACGAGCATTACTCCACGTTTGAAATGGAAAAAAGAGCCTCTTAACAGACCAAGGTTTTTCACGGAAACTGAGTTGACTCAACTTGAAGTTATCTTGAAGAATTGTCCAAATGATTGGGCTTGGAATTTTGTGGTGATCGCTCTAAAGTCTGGAATGAGAAAAGGCGAAATCTTAGGAATTGGACGAACTAAGTCCCAAGTACCAAGATCACAACCTTATGGTTTAATCGCACAGGATTATTCCAATGTACATCTATTCAGGACTAAAAATGGTACGGAGAGGGTAGTCCCATTGCACCCAGATGCGGTTGAAGCCCTGAAAGCAATGGACTCTGAGCCTGCTAAAGCATTTGACCACCACAAGTTTTACCGTGAGTGGGGCAGGGCAAGAGACCGTATAGCTCCAGACGATGAAACTTTTGTATTCCATGTATGTAGGCACACAGCCGCGACTAATCTTGCGATAAAAAAATTCAACACTGTACAGATCGGGGGAATACTTGGGCATCTATCTCAAGCAACAACTGCTAGATATATTCAAAGTTCGGATGAGGTGAATACACAGATGATAAATTCACTGTAGATTTACTGCTAATGTAATTAACCATCTTGTTAGGTGGTTTTTTTTGATTGATGAATGACAATATTGTCAAAGATGTAATAGTGAATAGAAAAGTGCTTGTATTATAAAATTTATTCATTATTGTTTGTAGGTAAATTATGTGTCCACCCATTAGATACATTAGTGTGATGGGACGGCCCAAGATTTACAATTAAAAAAAAGACGGTGAATGACAATATTGTCGCAGACAGGGGAAACGTATGATGAACACAAGGATGGAAACGTATTATCACGATTTGGTCAGCCATACAGGCCGAATGTGTACGGTACAGATGATTTGGTGGTGTGGGACAGATTATGTGGGGTGTCCGTTATGGGTTTAGATTTACATGAGTTACGTGAGTTACAACATGAGAAAGAAAACAAGATGTACTCAGACGGTAAAGACCGTTATGACGATAGACAGGAGAAACAAAAGTATTTAAGCAAGAGTATGCCCCACCACAACCTACTAACTTCAGCCCTTACCAAAGTGTCTCTAGGGTTAGTACGAGAGTTTGAAGAGATTAGTAGTCGCGGTAGTGGTCGAACCCCTTTGTGGATGCCTGAGATAAAAGATTTAGACTTAGACCTTTTGTCTTTTATTGGTCTGAATGTGTTTATGGACAGTGTTGGGTCTGACCACGGTAAGACTATTAACACAGCGTTAAACAAAATCGGACGAAGAGTCCAAGCTGAAGTATTTGCAAGAGATTTAAAGAAACATGGCAAGCGCGAGTTTACTAATAAGAAAGGTGAGCAAAAGACTTACAACTACGCGGCCAAGATTATTCAAGAAGCTGATGCACACTCAACAATCTATGGTGAGAAACTATCGAAAGCCTACTCTTTAGCCAAGCAAGAGAACTTTCCTGTCCAAGATTGGCCTGCCGAGAAGTGTGTGCATGTAGCTACACCAATCTACAATGCTGTCTTGGCGTACAGTGATCTATTTAAAATACAAATTGAAAACACTTCTAAAAACACCAAGAAATACATCATGCTATTACCGCAGGCACAGAGAGAGGTAGATAGTGATATGGAGCGCCAGAGTTGGATGTCCCCTATGTGGGGCGTAATGCTTTGTCCCCCGAATCCTTGGACTTCTATGTATTCTGGATGCTATCTATCTGAAAAGATGAGTTCGATGGTGCGCCTTGTCAAAGAGTACACCTATGCTCAAGAGCAGTCTGTTCGGTATGACTTTGAGCTTGCGGAAACCAAAGGTGAACTGCCAAAGTATGCAGAGGCTGTGAACGCTTTGCAGAACGTACCACTCAAGGTAAACACCAAGGTTGTAGAGGTTGTGAATTGGTGTTGGTCTACGTCTCAAGTCTTCCCAAAAGGCAAGAAGTTCCCTAGTGGTGTACAGCTAGACGAACTACCTCGCTTGGACTCTGAGCAATGGAAAACTATGGACAAGCCAGACCGACAGCGTTATCAACGTGACTGCCAAAAGATCAGACAGAAGAACTCTGCGTCTACCACTGCGTCAAACATGATGAGAAGAGATTTGGATGAAGCCGACAGTTTAGGTACGTCAGCATTTTGGATTCCTTGGAATCTTGATTACAGAGGGAGAATGTACCCCTTGTCAAATTTCAACTACCACCGCGACGATCATATCAAGAGTATGTTCTTACTGTACAACGGCTGTCTCTTGACCATGTTCAACGATCACTGGTTGAAGATTCATATTGCTAATACCGGAGGTTTTGATCGCATTGATAAACAACCGCTGATGGATCGTGTTCATTGGGTTGATGATAACCAAAAGATGTTACTTGATTGTGCCGCAGACCCCAAAGGTACATTTGATATCTGGTCAAAGGCTGACAAACCGTTTCAGTTCCTTGCAGGATGTTTTGAGTGGTCGGGTTACTGTGAGGCCAAGAGTAACAAACAGGGCTTTGTTTCACACCTAAGTCCATCCTTAGATGGAAGCAACAGTGGTTGCCAACATTACTCTGCGGCAAGTCTCTCTGAGGAAACAGGAAAGCTAGTCAACCTTGTCCCCGATGCGATACCACAGGATGTTTATCAAGTGCTTTGTGACCGTGTTATTGGCAAGTTAAACCTGATCATCAATGATCCTGAGTCGTCGAAAGAGGATAAGGCGTTTGCCGCTAATTGGCTCTTGTATGGCCTTACACGGAAGCACGTTAAAACCAACTGTATGACCTACGTATACTCTTCAGTGGCTTACGGTTTCAAAGATCAAATCATGAGTGACATCATGGAAATGGAAGCTGACATTCTCTATAAGAATCCAAATGAAGGATTTGTACATCCATTTGGTAATGAAGAGAATCAACGTCTATCCGCACACTTCCTAGCAAAGCACTCATACGCCTGTGTACAAGATGTTTTAGTGTCTGCTAGACATGGTATGGACTTCTTCAGAGGCTTAGTATCGATCTTAGCAAAAGAGAACAAGCCTATGGATTGGCGTACTCCGATTGGTTTTCCGGTAGTGCAGAAGTACACGAAGATCAACACGGTAAAGATCAAGCCATTCTTATATGATATGTCTGGCGAAATAAAGGTCGAATACGTGAAGGTTGGTGATGTTTACCATGCGATTGAGACCCCACCGGAAGGTGCAAAGAAGCGCACTCAGATAAGTGTCAAAGTGACTGACAAGAAAGACATTTGTATGAGGCAGTCTAAGCAAGGGGTTTCCCCAAACATCATCCACTCTTATGATGCGTCTCACATGATGTCAACTATTTTGGAACTTAAAAAGCAGGGTATTACTGACATGATGATGATCCATGATTCATTTGCAGTTCTATGTGACCATTCCTGGGAATTATTCAGTACGGTACGAGAGACGTTTATCGAGCAATATACTGATAGGTGTATCTACAGTGACATCTTGGGTAGCGTTTCAAAAAGAGTAAATGGTGACAATTTAGAAAAATTAAGAGAGTTCGAACTACCACCGAAAGGACATCTCGATTTATCAGTAATAAGGAAGTCCGACTATTGTTTTGCATGATGTAGATTAAGATTCACCAAGCCTCCGAAAGGGGGCTTTTTTTTGTTTTTAAATTATGTGTCCACCCATTAGTAAGGCGAAGCGAAATCATGTCTTACAGCGATAACACTTAACTTAAAAATAAGGAGAGTCTCCAATGGGACAACGATTAAAATTTACCTCACCAAGCGGCACAGCAGTTTACCCCCACCTCAACAAACCTGACACTCAATTCAATCCAGATGGTGTCTACAAGACGGACTTGGCTTTAGAAGACTGCCAAGAGTTAATGGACATGGCTCATAACTTAGCGGTTGACGAGTTTGGCGCAACGGCCAAATTTAAGATGCCATTTAAAGTGGATGAGGAGACCGGACAAACCCTACTCAGGGTGAAATCTAAATATGCTCCGAAAATCTATGACAGCACAGGTGAAATTCTTGTTGGTTCGCAAATCCCATTGATGTGGGGTGGCTCTACTTTGAAGGTTGGCGGCTTTATGACTACCTACACTGTAAGCGGCACTAAGGGCGTTTCTCTGCAATTAACTAAAGTCCAAGTAATTAATCCAGTAGGCGGTGGAAGTGGCTCTAATGACGGTTTTGATTCGGTTGAGGGCGGCTATGTAGCAGAGGAGATAACCAAAGAGGCTTTTGAAGATGTCGTGGAGCAAACAGAGGCGCAAGCCGACAAGTTCTAAGCAAGGCTTTAAACATGGATATCGTTCAGGTTTAGAGGACACGTTGTCTCAGCAAATTGCTGATGCAGGACACAAGGTGGAGTACGAAACAGAAAAAATCCTCTACTTAGTTCCAAGTTCAAATCATAAGTACACCCCCGATTTCAAGCTACCTAAAACAGGTGGCTTTTTTTATATCGAATCTAAGGGTCGATTTGAGCTTACTGACCGAAAGAAACACGAGTACATCCGTGAGCAACATCCTGACATTGACTTAAGATTCGTCTTTAGTAATGCCAGATCAAAACTCTATAAGGGGTCGAAAACAACCTATGCAGATTGGTGTGATAAACACGGATTCGTATGGGCAAACAAAACGATCCCAAAAGAGTGGCTGTCAGAGTGACAGTTAAGGAGAGCTTGGGGGTAGCCGAAAGGTTGCCCCCTTTTTTAACACAAGGGGAAACAGATGTTAGGAACAGCATTTAACAAAGAGGCTCACAACGAGAGTGAGTTTGTAGGACATGCGCCATGCAATCAGTGTGGCTCAAAAGACAATGCCGCAATCTACAGCGATGGGCATACCTATTGCTTTGGATGTCGGCACTATGAGCCTGCCGATGAAGAAAAGGCAGTAGAGCCTGCCAAGACTGAAAAAAGATCGAATGCCCTGATCGAGGGTTACTACACAGCTTTAAAAACTAGAGGTATTACTGAAGAAACGTGTAGAAAATTTGATTATCAAGTGACAGATAACTTTCGTGGTAGACCACAGCAAATTGCGAACTATAGAAATAATGAAGGATTAGTGGTCGCACAAAAGATTAGAGACGCTGATAAGAACTTTAGCATTCTAGGAGATGCCGTTCACATGGTACTTTTTGGACAGCACCTTTGGTCTGGTGGGAAGAAACTTGTTGTAACCGAGGGCGAAATTGACTGTATGAGTGTCTCACAAGTGCAAGGTAACAAGTTTGCAACCGTTTCACTGGGCCAAGGCGCAACCTCCGGTAAAAAATCTCTGATTGCCGCATGGGACTTTCTCAATCTTTTTGAAGAAATAATCCTCATGTTTGATCAAGACGAGGCAGGCCAGAAAGCCGCCTTAGAGTGTGCGGAGGCTCTGCCCATAGGTAAGGTCAAGATTGCTAAGTTACCCCATAAAGATGCAAGTGAGTGCCTCCAGAAAGGTGAAGGAAAGGCAATCATCGATGCAATTTGGCAAGCCAAAGTTTGGCGGCCAGATGGGATTGTTTCTGCTCGTGAAATAATGGATGAAATTCTAAATGGAGAAGATGAGGAGGCAACCGCCTCTTACCCATATCCACGATTAAATGAAATGACCTGTGGCATACGAGATGGCTTGGTAACGATTTGTGCAGGAACAGGTGCAGGGAAAAGTACTTTTGTTAAAGAGATAGCATACGACTTACACAGGCAAGGTCACAAAGTTGGAATGATTATGCTTGAAGAAAAGAACCATATTACCTTGCGATCTCTGCTAGGTATCCATCTCAATAAGAATATTGTAAAGGATGAAACTTTAGTTACTAAAGACCATTTGGACGAAACCGTTGATGAAATTTTCACTGAAGAAAACATGCCTCAAATATATAAAGATGGGGGTGTCAACTCTATAGACTCAGTAATTAATAACATTCAATACATGGTAAAAGGATTTGGCTGTAAGTATATATTCCTAGACCCGATATCCGTTTTGGTAGCAGGCGCGACAGGCCATACCCATGACGAGAGGCGGTTGATTGACTCTATTATCGTAACCCTATCAGGACTTGTGCAGGAATTAGGTATTTGTTTATTCCTTGTATCCCATTTATCGAGACCACAAGGCAAAGGTCATGAAGATGGCGGTGTAGTAAGAATTTCTGAGCTTAGAGGTTCGTCATCGATTGCGATGTTGTCAGATTTCTGCATTGCCTTGCAAAAGTCAGAGGACGATCCCCATGCTGATATCAGGGAGATTGTACTTTTGAAAAATAGGTTCACAGGTGAGACAGGAACCTGTGACACCTTACAGTATCACCGTGAAGAAAGTCGGCTGATCGAGGCCGCTAGTAAGTTCTAAAACTCGAAAAACTCTAACTAAAAAAACTAAGGAGAGACTTTATGTCTACAGCACAAACTCGTCTTGAAAAAGACTTCCAAAAGTTTCATTCAAGAAACCCTGCCGTATGGACTGAATTTAAACGGTATACGTTTAATTCTATTGAGTCTGGCAGACAGCACTATTCAGCCGCCCTGATTATCCAAAAGATAAGGTGGGATTCCGCAATTAACACCAGTAAAACTAACGCCTTTAAAATACCAAATGCAACGGCCGCTTATTACGCCAGATTGTTCCACCGGACGTTTCCTGCCTATAAAGGATTCTTTAAAACTTTTGTGTTTGAAAGTGGCATCCAAAATCAAAAAGAACAAACACTGCAAACAGAGTTGGCGCTATGAGCCGCTATGTAATGGATATCGAGACTAACGGCCTACTGCACCAGATGGATCGAGTCCACTGCGTAGGTCTACTTGATATAGATACTAATGAATACTTTGGCTTTGCGCCTGACGAGATTTATCAGGCTTTAAAACGGATGATTGGTGCAGATGAGCTAATAATGCACAACGGCATTGGCTTTGATTTGCCTGCACTAACACTTGTTTATCCTTGGTTTAACTTTACTGGCAAGGTGACTGACACTTTAGTCTTGTCTCGTCTTATTAAAGCTGACCTCTACAACGACGATGCAAAATCAGCAGTTCTCCCAGAAGGTTTCCTCAAGCGTCTTTACGGTTCTCATAGCTTAAAAGCATGGGGACTGCGATTGGGAAATCTCAAAGGAGATTACGATGGGGGGTGGGAAGAGTTTAATCAAGAGATGCTTGAATACATGGAGCAAGACTGCCGTGTAACACTTGATCTTTACAATCTACTCATATCTGACAAAGACTTCTCTGAGCGTAGCATTCAACTAGAGCATGACTTGGCAGAGGTTTGCTACAGGATTGGTCGTAATGGTTGGACGTTTGACGAGAAAAAGGCAGGCTCTCTATATGCCACATTAGCTCAGAGACGGCTTGAACTAGAAAACGATTTAGGTGGCTTGTTTGACCCTTGGGAGATCAGGACTCCATTCACCCCCAAGGTCAATAACAAAAGTCGTGGCTACGTAAAAGGTGAGCTTACATACAAAGTAAAAGAGATTCAGTTTAACCCTAACTCGCGCAAGCATATCGCCCACTGTTTAATCAAAAAGTACGGTTGGAAACCAAAGGAGTTTACCCCTACTGGTGATGCCAAGGTTGACGAGAACGTCCTCATCAAACTGCACTACCCAGAAGCTAAGAAACTGGCTGAGTTCTTCTTAGTCCAGAAGCGTATCGCTATGTTGGCCGAAGGAAATGCCGCATGGATGAAGCTAGTAGATTCAGACGGCAAGATAAGACACACGATTGTCAGTGGTAATTGTATTTCGGGCCGCGCAAGCCACCGATCACCTAACCTCTCCCAAGTTCCGTCTACTCGTGCAGTCTACGGCAGAGAGTGTAGAGATTTATTTACTGCGCCAAAGGGGTGGACAGTTCTTGGTTCTGACCTTAGTGGTCTTGAGCTTAGAGCATTAGCTCATTACTTAGATGATGATGGGGAGTACGCCAATCAAATCTTGAGTGGTGACATCCACACCTTCAATCAAAATGCGGCAGGACTGCCCGATAGAGCGTCAGCTAAAACCTATATTTACAGCCTTTGTTTTGGGGCAGGCGATACTTTAATAGGTGAAATTGTCGGGGGTGGTCGAAAGGAAGGTCAGCGGCTAAAGTCTGAATTTAATAAAAACATCCCTGCATTTAAACGTCTCAATGATGATTTAAAGCGCGTCTACAAGTCCAAAGGATTTATTACCGGACTTGACCAAAGAAAGTTATTTGTAAGAAGTGAACACAGGCTTTTAAGTCAGCTTTTGCAATCCTGCGGAGCAATTTTGTGTAAAGAGTGGGTCAAGCTAATTGACTCTAAATTAAAAGAGGAGGGCTTACGTTCTTACATCATGGGATGGATACATGATGAGGTTCAGATGGCCTGTCCAAATGAAGAAGAGGCACAGTATGTCGGTAATTTATGTAAAAGATTGGCTCAAGCGGCAGGGCAAAACTACAAACTCGAAATCCCCATCGACGCTGAATTTAACTTGGGAAACACTTGGTCAGATACCCACTGATGTCCGAGACATATCAGATCATGACGTAGAGCATCTTGTCGCTTTCTTTCTTGTTTTAGATCGAGCGGCACGAAGTCCTTTCAAACTGAAATCAAACTTTGCAAGAGAAGCGGCACTTTATGTAGCCACTTGTGCATCTTTAGGTTTTATCAGCAACCAAATTGAATTAGAAGAGTTCTCAAGTGATTGGAATATTACACCTATGGGACTCGACCTTTTAGGAGACTTAGATGAAGCACTTAACATTATTACAGGATCGGAAGACCCCCACACTACTCATTGATGCTGACTTGTTCTTGTTTAGAGCAAGCGTAGTAGCAGAGGAGACTACTGATTGGGGAGACGATATATGGAGTCTGTCCACCGACCTCAAAGTAGCAAAACAGATTTTCACTGATCAAATAGCAAGATTCCACGAAAGATTGGGTACTACAGAGGCTCTTATGTGCATTAGCTGTACAGAGAACTTCAGAAGACAAGTTTTATCGACGTACAAGTCCAATAGGAAGAAGACACGCAAGCCTGTCGGCTACAAAGCGATGGTGGATTGGGTTAGGGACAACTGGGAAAGCCATACCCAGATCAATTTAGAAGCAGATGATGTCATGGGCATACTAGGTTCTGCACCCAATTTAAAGACAGTCATTGTTTCGGATGATAAGGATATGAAGACAATTCCTTGCAGGCTCTACCGTCCGAATGATGATGAACTGATTGAAGTTACAAAAGAAGCGGCAGATCGCTATTTTTACACGCAAGCACTTCAAGGAGACCCCACGGATGGCTATCAAGGCTGTCCCAAGGTAGGTGCTGTGACTGCGGATAAGATTCTAGGTAACAGACCGGATTGGTCTTTGGTTGAAAACCAATTCATTAAGTCTGGGCTGACCAGAGAAGATGCAATCACTCAGGCTAGGCTTGCGAGAATCTTGCGGTTTGAAGATTGGGATGCTGAGAATGAGGGTGTAAATCTTTGGAGTCCAAGCCGATGATTACTATAACTAAAAAGTCACCGCTAACAGGCCGTGAAAATACTATGACTCTTGATGCGGAGGTTGCCGACTTCTTCAAATGGCAGGATGGCAA